ATTGACTCAACGCAGGTCGAGGCTTTAATAAACTCTGTTTGGTGCTCTACATACTTGTTCCATTCTAGGGGTATAGATCCCGAGCCTTCCTCGCACTGCTCTTCGCCACAACTGTAATTAGTTACTAATGTTACTAACTCGGTAAGTTTTGCTTCTTGTATAGGTATTTCCTGCCCGCCACTTGTAAACGGATGGCAGTAAACATCCATTAAATTATAAATTTCATTTAACTGCACCTCAGAGACACCACCTCCCACGCTGGTAGTGTTCATACTCTTTTCTTTACCACAAATATCGCAGTTCTGTTCTTGCCCTACAAATGGTTTAACTTTATATCCATAACAAGAGTTGCAGTAGTAAGTCGTTAGAATATCGTCTTTGTTTACTTTGTGTTCGTCGGCCAGTTTATGAATATTCCATCCCTCTCCCCAGTGAGTATGTAGCAACAGCTTTGCTTTAGGAACGTCTTTCTGAAACTTTTTAAAGCCTTCCATCAAATTGGGGACAGACTTTCTTAGCTGATTGCGAAAAACAAACCCAACAATATAATCGTCATCAGATATATTGTTATTTGCCCTTAACTGCTTCCTTTTTTCATCATCTAATCTATAAAAATTATCAGTTTCGAGGCAGCCATGTACAGTTTTTACATGGTTATGACCTTTCTCATGCAGTGCTTTAGTTGCGAAATTACTCCATATCCAATAATTTTTTATTTTCGGAGCCTTTTCAACCGCAGAAGGCAAAATGGGTAAAGAGTCTAGGGTTGTCCAAATAACAGAGCTAATCTCGTTGAACCAAGGCTTGTCTATGGCAAAATCAACCCCCCAAATATCTTGCACTGCAATATAAACGTCTGGCTTTTCCTGCTTGACTACATGGTCAATAAGGTAAGACCCATAACTAGCCATTCTAGCTTGACCGGGGTCTTTGTTTAGTTGAGCTAATTGATTCTGATCGTCCGGCAAGGTGCCGACAGACTTCCAAGGCGTTCTCTGTAAAGCTGGGCTTGAATAAGCGTTGCCACAACAATAACTAACTATATCATATTTTCCTGTCTTGTATAAATAAGAAAGAAGAGCTTTAGTGTTTCTACCAAAGCCCGTCTTAGCTAAAGCCGAGTCTGACTGGAATAATACTTTCTTCTTCACTGATTATTTTTAGCGGCAAGACTTTTAGCTATAGCTTCATTATTCTCTTTTATAGACGAAGATGAGTATATACTCAAAGCTGTCAGAAGAAACTGTTTTAGAAATTTGGACTCTCCAAAAGTAAATCCAATGGAATAACTTTTCTTTTCTCCATCCTTCGGCATTTTAGTTAGAGTGAAAGCAAACCCATCCTTCTTATCATCCTTAATCTTTGGTTTAAAAGAGAAGGAAGTATTCTCCTTTGGAGTCTTGTGAAAACTAGAGAATTCTCTACCGCTTTCGATGCAGTCAATAAAAGAACCGATTTCAGTAGGAGTAAACTTACAAGCAGAGCGAGTTTTGGTATCGAACTTGCCCTTCGAGTTCTCAGCGTCCCAACTTAACTGCTTGAGAAGCTGGATATAAAAAGACTTATCGTTTGTGTTGTAAGAAAAGCTACAACAACAACCAGAATTCCATTGGTTCGGCTTGTAAAAGTGTATCATAACCGCCCTCTATTATAGAGAAAAAGAGCAATTATGACAAATTTTTCTCATCATTAGTTAGTTGGCCCAGCTTCATATATATCTTTGAACCTTGCTCGGTAACATAATTGCCAAACACTCCGTCGTCAGCTTTCATACCCTTAACTAAGACTACGTCTTTTTTATCCGGAAGCCTGCCTTTATTGTAATCTATACAGCTTTGTATACTGTCACCTCTTTTACTGTTGAAAAGCAGCACATCGATTATGCCAGTTTCGTCAGATACTTCAAACTTTATGTACTCATTACCTTTTTGAGATACCTTAACTCCTGTCGAATCTATTATAGTGCCAGCAAAAGCGACCTTCGTTCTTGGTCTGGAGTTTTTGACTTGAGATATCTGCACGAGCTCTGGATTCCTATTTACGAAAATATCTCTTATCGACACACCATGAGTATACCCTAATAATTCATTTTCATAATACCAATTAGCAAAATCTTCATTCCTACTATTTATGTCATATATTTTTTTGTACCCAGCAAACCTTTTTCTCATAGTTTCAATTCTGGTATCTTTAATATATCTCTTACCCTCGTCATCAACTTTCACTTTCATTTCGTTAATGACTTTGATTAGATCTTGCTCTCCTTCTTCTGCGAATTTTAAAGCTATCAACCTCTCTCTTGGAGTCAAAATTTTCCAAAGCTGACATTCAACTACTAGGCGGCTTCTGCTTGAATTATCACCCACGTCCAAAGCCCCAGCTTGAATCAAAGCGGATAAAGCCCCTAAGTTAATGCCCGCCTCTGTAGAGGCTTGGAAAACCTGAAACTTATTGGATGCACTGTCTCTAAAATGACTAAACTTTTCAAGAGCTGACGTAGATATACCTTTTATAGAGGAAAGACCAAACCTTATGTTGTCGCCTTCAATAGTAAAATCATCTTCAGATTTTATCACGTCCGGCCTTAAAAGTTCTATATTGAAATGAACTAGCTCCTTATGGATTTTTGATATCTCAGCGATAGGATCTGGTTCAAATTTGCTCATTTGCAGCAGAGCTAGAAAAAACTCTTTTGGATGATTAAATTTTAAATAAACCGTAGCCGCAGCCAAAGCAGCGTAAGCTATCGAGTGAGATTTATTAAAAGAATAGTTGGCTGAATCCTCAAGGATTTGCCAAAGTACATCGCCAACTTCTTTGTCAAGATTGTTCTGCTTGATTTTATCTTTAATTTTTTTCTTCCACTTTTTAACTTCGTTTACTTTCTTCTTGCCTACAATGCGTCGTAACAACTCCGCTTCGTCAAGAGTAAAGCCAACTTTGTGAGCCATCTTCATCATCTGCTCTTGGTAGAGACAAACGCCTCCAGTAGCTCCTAAGATATCATCAAAGAATGGATGTATTACATCGTAGGTATCATTATTAGTATAACTAGCATATTGCTCAGTAAATTGCATAGCCCCCGGTCTAGCCAAAGCCAACACGGCGCTAAGCTCCTCTAAGCTCTTAGGTTTTACCTTTTTGCAGACTTCGTAGTTAGCTCTAGCTTCAACTTGAAATATGCCTTGTGGTTGTTTTAGGTCATAAAGATTTTGATAAATACTTTCATGGTCTAAATCTATATCTTCCACATTTATACCAATGAATTTACAAGCTTGATCTACGACAGAAACAGTCCTTAGTCCGAGAACGTCGAGTTTGACATTGAACATTTGAGACCAATCCATATTGTAGGACGATATGTTCTCTTTGTCAGAATCAAGTTCTATTGGGCAGCTTTTGGTAATATTGTCGTACGATAATAGTATCGCTGATGGATGAACACCTTTATTTTTTACTAAACCTTTAATTTTTTGAGCTGTGCCGTATGTTCGGGGATTGTTATCACACCACTCTTTAAATTCTGATACTTCATCATACGCCTCCGAGATGTCTTTGACTTGCCCGAAAACTTTTGGTATGAGAGAAGAGACTTGGTTCATTTCTGTCTCAGATTTATCTTCAACAGTCTTTCCACACTCTTTCATAACCAGCTTGCCACTGAGGGTGTTCAGCGTTCTTATTTTAGAAGTCTTGCCTTGGAATTCTTTCTCTAGATATTTGAGAACGTCTTTGCGCTTGTAATAACATACGTCCATGTCTATATCACACATTAAAGAACCGTCCAGATAAGTAACTCCATCTACAACTTTCTTCTTTGCGCGTATTTTGGATACAAACCTCTCAAAAAACAATTCGTACTTTACAGAGTCTATTTTCGTGACGCCAAGTAAATACAGAACAAAGCTGCCAGCCGCAGAGCCACGACCTAGGCCAACTGGAATATCTGATACTTTACAAAAATGAATTACTTTCCAAACTAAAAGAATATAATCAACAAACCCAAGTTCTTTGAGGATGTCTAGCTCATAATATATTCTATCTACATATTTTTTGTGTTCGTCCGAACCCTTTTTTATGTTGAGCTTCTTAAAGCCTTTCTGACAAAGCGCTATGAGAAAATCGTAAGTATTTTTTACTTTCTCAGGATTATCTATAAGGTCTAGATATTCGGGCTGAATATCAAACTTTGGTAAACGTACGCCGTTGATATCCAACTTTAAAGCGTTAAAGCTATCGTTGAAATCAGTCTTTCTTTTTTCTAGGCCTTCCTCGCTTTTTCTTGGCGGGTTTTGGCGGCTCTGACTTTTGTTCTCCTTTACTGTCACCATCTTCTTTTAATATGTCCTCTAGTCTATCTTTTAAAACTTTTAAAGTCTCTTTGCTCTCTTTTTCAAATCTATAAAAGAAATCTAACTTGTCCTGCTTATCTCCTTTTCTAAGAATAACTATAGCGTAATCAACATCAGACTCCTCTGAGAGCTTGTCTATTATATCATATGCAAAATCCATGCTGGGCATATGAATTATTATACAGCTAAACTCTGCTCATCTCAATTTTAAGTTTGTTCCAAACTTTTAAATTTAACTCTAAGTCATTTATTGCGTCGTGGAGCGTTTCATAATTATGTTCGATGTTGTAATATTTACCCAGCTCCGTTAAAGACGTTCTCACTCCTCTAACTCTATTGGTCAACATTCTGTATTGATAGTCAAAAAAGTTCTCTTCTTGCTGTTTGTAATAGTTCTCCGTTCTGATTCCTCGACCTACTGACAATGTATCTACGCACTTTTCAAACAGATGATCGTAAGGCTTAGAGTTCATTTTGCACCAGTCTCTAATTAAGTACATGTCGAATCCTAAAATATTATGTCCAACGATATAATCGCATGAATCTAACCACTGATAAACAGTAGGAAATATCTCTGGTTCTGGTTTGGCGAGTTTGTTAAATTTCCTCTTATCAAATCTAGTAATCCTTGCCGCCTCGTCAGAAATGCTTAAACCACAGTCCCACTTGACCATCTCGTCAAATCTATTCTGTATTCTCCCTTTTACGACCCGAATCATGCCCACCTGCCAAGGTCGATTGTTGTAAAAGTTTAAATTTACATTAAAGGTCTCCAAATCCATGAAAACCAGTTCTTTACTGGAAATAGTTTTAAAAAAGTCGTTATCCATTTAATTCTCTAGCTGGGACGTTATAGCAATCTGCCCTGAAATAAAAACTCCTATTGCGAGGAGACTCTGGGTCGTAATCGCCCTTTTTATAAAAGTTAGCCTTTTGGTAAAACTCGGACTTATCTATTTTGCCAAGATACCAAGCATAACTCAAATCCTTCATTACGCTAACGAAGGCATACTCATCGCAGTCTTGATTAGGGTTGAAATCTGCTACTGTGCAGTTGTAGTTTAACTGAGGAGCTACAGTCCTTTCCTTAGTTTTTACATCGACAGTGAAATGACCAGAACAGGGATTATGATATACTAAATCGTAATCGTAGGTATCTTTTATTTCGCCGTCCAAGACGTGTTTGACAACCTCTTCGCCGATGTAGGCCACTAAGGCCCCCTCTCCTTTTCTGATAGAATTATTGAGTAAGGGTAGCTTGTCAGCCCTTTCCTGCGCTCTGTTAATTAATTGCTCTGATAATTTAAATCTTTTCATACCAGCTTTCAAAACTAAATTCATTTGAACACATATGGTCAAAGTTGGGTTTAGCTAAAGTCCTCTTCGCTCTGCCGGGCGCAGAGTCAGAAATGCATCTAAATGTAAGGTAAGCAGGAAAATCCTTTTTGTTTTTATAGTAAACACTATGAACTTCTTGGGTTTCGTATTGATCCTTACAATAATTTAAAACATGCTTTCTTAAAGATTGGTCAAAAGGTAAATCGTTCGATTCTAAGAAAAACAAAGGAGAAAAATTATGGAAATCTGGAATAATATTACCCATCGCCAATTTGTTTTTATGTATAAATGAATCATAAAAAGGAACAACGAAAGTTAAATCATTATCGTCCCAATACTCCCATAAAGAATCATAGTCTATCCTCGGGACATAGTAAAAACCATCTGTAGACGCTTTGGACGAAATTTTTAATAACCTCTCATAACCCTTTTTATTTTTGCAAAATATAACACATTTAGATTCGTGAGAAGAATAATCTTTCTGTTTGTACGTCATATCTTCACAAACAGTTAATCTAAGACCGAACCTCAAATCTATACCAGCCTCCAAAGCATTACTGTACGCCTCCAAGAAACCAGTCATACTATCCTCCACTAAATAGAGATGATCTAACTTAGCCTCAGAGCAAATATCTATTATTGAATCCGGACCGACACCATCAGAAGAACCCAATGCTTCTAAAGTAAGTATTGATTTACCTATGCTGTAATGTGACTTAAATAAAGGTAAAGCCCCGTTCATCTCCGCATTATACTGAACTTCTTGTGTCTTGTCAAGAAAAAATATCTATATACTCGCCACTCCCTGCGTGTCTAGGGCAGCCATCATACTTTTGCTTTTTTATCTTCTGGCCTTTTGTTTTAATTTTTTCCAACTCAACTTTTTTGAAGCTAGAAGATACCTCTTTGCCATCCTTGTCTATTAAAGAGAAATAGTCGTAGCCGTCAATATAAGGGCAACGCCACTTCCCCACTTTGCATAACCAAGAATTTTTCTTATTGTCGGCAGCGTAATTTGAACAAGCGTCTTCTTCTGTGAAATTGTTTATCTTAAAAAAAGCATAAGATAAGTAATATTCAAAGCCTTTTAACTGCTCTTCAGTGAACTCTACTTGCTGAATTGGGCTTTTAGGGAACCTTAAAAATAAAAATTCTGCCGTAGGCTTAAATCCCGGCCAATGTTTCTTGGCGGCCAGAGTATAAGTCATAGCTTGGACGTTTGAATGTAATTCTTCTCCTCTAAATTTATATTTACTGCTTTTATAATCTACAATTTTTACTTTTTTACCCCGTTTGTAAACTATGGGTTTATCAATAAAACCTCTTATTTTATAGGGAGGGTCTTCTCCTTCCAGCAAAAACTCAAGCTCTGGATTATCGACTTTTCCTCCCCAGCCAAAAAAGTCATACTTTAATCCAACCATAATCATATCCCAAACAAGTTCAGTATTTTCTTGATTTGTCATGGGTAAATCAGAAGACTTTTCCATTTGCTTGAGGTGTTTCATGACAAGTCTGACGATAGCTGGACTACCGTCAATACTTTCTGCCTTTATTATGCGATCGTAATGCTTTCGATGCTTCTTTTTCACCAGCATTTCAAACACTAAATGGCACACAGTTCCTCGCTGCGCGCCTTCATTCTGCTTCTGAGGTAATTTTAGATGATAATTGCACCAATAAGACCAAGAGCAAGTTTCTAAGGTCTTTAGTCTTGAAGCTGATAAAATTTTTTCTTTTAACTTTTCTGCCATTCTAAAATTTCTTTTTTATCCATGCATCCGAAGTCATTTTTACAAGGCAGTTTGATTCTAACAACGCCTTCGTCGAAATGCTTATTCAGAGTTTGACTCAACTTAACGGCAGCGTCATTACCCGCTCCCTTATAGCCGTCATTATTTAAAGCTATAATAATTTCGTCAGGGTCTAAACTTACAATAGTAGATAAAAGCTGACGACTTGCGTGAAGTCCAAACATAACAATAGCGTTTTTTATTCCAGCTTCCCACAAAGCTAACATGTCACCTATGCTCTCAATTAAAATTATCTGTTTAGTATCTTTTATTATATTATAGTTTATTTGAAGCGGATATCTCCAAACTGATTTAGGCCCTAGGTGCTTCCACTTTAGAGGACTCTTCCCTGTGACATCTCTGCCGGTAACGCCTATTAAAGTTTTAGATGAGTTGAAAATGGGAAAAATGTACCTGTCTTTAAAAGGGCCCTCTGTACGAACACCACCTTCAAAAACAGATAAAGTATCTGAACTTATCCCTCTGTTGTTCCAGTAAGTAAAATCTGTGACTAAATGCAAAAGCATTTCTTTTGGCAAAGCTTTGACATGTTCTATCTTGGAGGTTTTTCTAGGAGATCTTTCAAATTTATATTTATTAACAATAACTGCTCTAGCTTCCTCAATATTAGACAAGCCTAGAGTCAACCGAACAAGCTCCTCAAAAGGGCCAGCTTTATTTTCTTTAAAATCAGTCCACCACCCAGTATCTTTATATACTCTTAAAACAGAACTGTTATTTGAGTCTCTGTAAAGAGGAGTCATTCTAAACTCTCTCCCGTGGTCTTGAATTTTATAACCCAAGTCTAAAAGTACGTCTCTTACGTCTGCCATGAACTATATTTCAACATCGCTGTCACCAGCAATTCTTTGTTCTCCTACTCCAAATCTTTGAACAATATCATCAACTACGTTCTGCAAAGAGCCTCGACTTTGAACTGAGAAATTATCGACTTCAAAATTAAGATAGTTTTGAACCCACTCTTCTCTATGCACTTCGGTTTGATTGTGTTCTTCTATGACTGGCCTACGTATAAGGTCTTGATGCCCTGCCGCATCGCGGCCTTGATATCTAGTTTTTATAGGTAAAAGTTTATGAGTACCAAATTGTGGGCCATCCATAGCTATTTCGTCAGCAGTTTTTCTTCTGAATATAGCAACAAAACTTGCAAACCATTGCAATCTGTCAGACAAAGATATAGCAGAGCTGTCATCAACTAAAGTTCTACTATTTCTATTATGACTTTCTCCAGACCTATTCATCTGCATAGCTGTTATAATTGGCGCAGAAAGTTCTTCAGCGATTCTTTTAAGTTTATCTATTTTATCTCCAATGGCTTGATGCTCGGCCCAATTTCTATCGACCTTTTCTCCGGTTAACTTAACGTAATCATAAGCGATAACACATTTATTTCCCCTGCCTACATATTTCATATGCCAACGTCGAATAATAGAACAAACTTCATCGATTGTTTTATTTCGTACATGATAATGAAAATACTCTTTGTTGTCAAATCTACCTTTATTTTCTTTTTGGTACTCTCTGACTTTTTCGTACATGGATTTGTTTTTTCTCCAGTTGCCGCTTTCCAAATACCAAAGAGGCACACCGGTTTGAGCCGCAGCCATACGATTTCTTATTTCTTTAGTAGACATCTCAGTGTCTAAAACTAAAGCAGGAACACCGTTTAGTACAGAAGTGTTAAGGCATACATCATTTATAAAAGTCGTTTTACCTTGAGCTGGCCTAGAAACTATAGCATAAATATTACCTTCTCTCAAACCTCCAAAAAGTCTATTGAATTCTGGATAAGGAGTGCGAAGACCATTTTCGTCAATTGGGTTTTCTCCTGCTTTTTCTATATCGTCAAAGAAATCTTCGAAAATATTAACTGGCTCATCATCTAATTCATAACTGGAAACTTTGTCAGAATATAAAGAGTCTGACTTAGAAATTATTTCATTAATAGTATCATTGCCACACTCGCTCACGTATTGCTGAATTTCTTCAGTAGTGTCTCGTATATCTCTCCTTATTCTATACTTAATTAAAGAGGTGGCGTACTTTACTATTGCATTTTTTTTAGGAGCGTTGAGAGTTATAGCATCAAGATATTCATGTATACTTATTTCATCTTTTGCAGTTATGCCTATATTTATAATTCTTTCAGAGACAATAACTTTATCTACATGTTCTCCTGCGATATAAAGGTTTCTTATAACAGAATATATTGATTGATGGACTTCGTTAAAGAAATCACCGACGCTAAGAAAAGCGTCTAATTCTGCTACTACATCTGGATTTTTGAGAAGTCCGCCCAAAACGTACTTCTCCATCTTAATGCTGTATAGTGACATCTACTATTTATATTTCCTGTCTACTTCAAAGAAGTAATCGAACAGGTTTTCGGGAGCCTGTAATCCTCCGATAGCTGTGTAAACAGCTAACCCCTGCTTTGCTCCTGTATAAATGCCGCGATGGACAGTAGAGCCTCCTCCCATCATACGGCTAAGCTGTTCAAAGCCGTGTTCTAAACTAGACTGAGGGATATTGTCAAGAGAATTTTTATCTCCGATAATGACGCAAGCTGCGACATCACCAGTAGAAGCATCAACTCCCGCTAAGATATTTTTCCTAAGATTATCTCTGACGGCATAAGAGATTCCCGTCTCTGTAGTGTCTTTGATCGGCGTAGCGCCAAACATAATTATTCCAGAGGAAAAGATTGTATCTAAGTCCGCTTTATCGAAAGTTGTGTAGGCTGATTCCTTTGCAGATATCTTATTGAACAAGTGGAAGATAGAACAGATACTATTATTAGCCGTACTCCAAAACTGATTGACACTTAGTTTAGGATAAAGTTGTTTTATTTTTTCGTTATCCAAAATAATCAGAGGAGATAGCACTCCTGCTTTTTGAGCATCAATTACTTTGCTGATAGTCTTTTTCGAATTGTCTTGGACTTTAATTCCCTCCGCTCTTGTCGGCAGCGCTAAAACACATCCAACTTTTGCATCAGTATCTTTAGTCTCCTTTCCTAGAGACTGATTTAGATCGTGACATATATCAATAACTCGAGCTGCTCCTCCAGCGCCAGTTCCCCCGCCAGCGCCAGCGCAAACTAAAACTCTTTCGTAGCTTGTCCCAAAAGTCCTTTTTAGAAAGTCAAGGATGTCTTCATATCTAGTACGAAATACCTCGTCTGCCGCATCTGGATTCTTTCCAGCACCTCCGTCACCAATTAAAAGTTTGTTCTCTTCTGGTATGTTTATTAAAGAGAGGTCTTGTTTTGCTGTGTTGATAACACCAACTCTACGATACCCCAAATTCCAAAAAGACTCAGCTAATCTCGACCCACCTTGACCTACTCCTACAATAGCGAAATTAAAAGCGGCGTCTTCAAAAATGTCTTTAATGCTATCCTCAATAGGCTCATCATCTGGCAAGGGTATATCTGGTAAATCGATACCTAAATCGTCCACGCCTAAAGCTTCTACTGGAGCAGGGACTTCTGGCTCTAATGGCGCAGAGTCTGGAGCTTCTCCCGCTGTCAAAGAAGCGGGCGGTTCCAACCCCGGTAAAGGAGTTTCTTTTTCTTTTGGATAATAATCTGAAATATTTGTATCACTCATCTTCGTATTCTCCGTAACCTTCTTCGTCTTCTCTATTGCCTTCTATTCTGGAAGTGATATTGTCTAAAAAACTTTCTTTAGAAATTTCCTCCATAGCTTCAGACCAGTTTTTAATAAAGTATTGAAGAGACATGGCATTTAAATCATCAGATATCTGTGCATGTACCTGTGGTTTTGCCTTTTCGTCGAAACTGAATAATACGTATCCCCCGTAGGACATCTCGCTAATGTTATCCAGTACCTTTTGAGGCATACTGCCATACTGTACTTCTTTGCTCATCATAATATTATTACACTTTCTATTAAATGTCAACACCGAAAGTATCGAAAATATAAGCTCTACTCAAATTTTCAATGTCTTTTGTCTCTATCTCCAGAACTTTGAACTCGTTCATTTCCAGCCAGTTTATTTTTTTCATATCTCTTTTTATGGAAGCCAAATATTTATCCCTTGACCCTCCATGGAAAAATTTATTGTATTCATTGTGCTGCTCTCCTTGTACTTCTACCGCTATCTTACGAGTGAAGTTTATCATGTCGACTTTCATCCTAGTTCCGAATACGGGGAACTCCTCGTAGCAAATATGATTCTGCCAATACTCTCTGAAGAAGTCTTTGACTTTGAACTGTATCTTTGATCTGCATGGCTTCTCCCAGTCTATTTTATATTTAGTGACATTCTTGCTGATAAGCCTGCCGTTGATATTAAAAAGTCTCATTAGTTTAGTGATAACTTGAAATACTTTCGAAGTATTGATATGTTGAACTAAACTAAAGTTAGAGTATCTTTTAACTTAGCAAAAAGGTATTTAGTAAGCTCCGGATTCTCTTCGAGGCAAGCGGTGAACGCGTCCTCCCCTTGAATCTTTTCGGGAATCTCAAGATTATTTTCCTTTAACTCATCGATCAGCTTTTTATTGATCTTGACCCAAGACCCTGCTTTTTCAACAAAGCCCCACTTTACTAAAGAATCGAATATCTCATACTCAATCCATACGCTTTTACCACCAGTTCTACCGTACCTAATCGGATATCTTATTTCGGCGCCGGTAGTTTCATTAGGAGTTTTCTTAAAAATAATTTTGCACCAATGACCGTCAGGATTTCCATCCTTAGAGTTCTTGGATGTTATTTGGTCGTTCTTGTGACGCTTTTGGAACTCAAAAATCCAATCAGAAAAGTGCAGAAGCGCATTACCGCCTGTCGCGTTTGTAAGTTTTGGGTCGCCTTTGTCGTAAGGGTTGACACTTACAGTGCTTCTGACTTGAGAGATCATAAAACAAATATGACCCCTTGTGCTGATCGGTAAAGCCATACGCTTTAAGAAATTAGAACTTAAAACCGCCCCTCCTGCTACCTTAGTAGCCTCTGCATAGGAACGGTCGATGTCTCCAGAAGGAATTAAAGAGTCCATCGAATCTATGATAAAAAAGTATTTTCT